TCTTGCAAAGTATACCATCTATCATAACCTATAAGATTAGTTGTTTTTGATACTGTGTAATTTCTTTTATGTGATGCAATATCATCTAATGCATCATTAATTAATTGAAACATGTATTGCTCAGGCTGTCTACCAAACATTCTTTCAATTTGTTCTATAATATTCTTAGCTGTCATCTAGACTCCTATCCTACACACCACCATCATCTAATACTGCATAAATTAATAGTTTAACTGTATTGCCTGCTGCTTCAACAGAAATATCATCTATATCACTATGGACAAATCTTCCCCACCATACATCTCCAGGTTCTAATACTAAACTGCCTGCTGCTGCATCTGCATCAGCGCCATGAGTAATATTTAGATATAAATTATCTGTTGAAGTTGTTGTACCATCACCTTGATATCCAGAATGTTTTAATACTAAAAATCCTAAATCATCTGCAGATGCATCAACTACAGCAGTTTCATCTCCAGCATTACCTGCTAAATAACTGACTCCATCGGCCATAATTGATTGAGCTGAAGTGCTAACATTATTAGCAAAATAAACCCATTTATTATTATCTCCTATATCATTTAAATCGTAGACAGTAGTTCCTCCTACAGAAGCCTTCATGTCATCTGGTAAAACTGATGCGGAAACACTAACTGTTGCTTTATGTGCTGCCATTTATCTTTCTCCTTGTTGTTGTTGTGGCTGAGGAAGGCCTCCTGCAACCAATAATTGTATTCCTTGATTGTAATCTTGTTTTAATTGAGCATATTGCCCTTGAATCCATTGATAATCAGTTGAATGTTTTTGTATCTTTGCTGCATAATTGGCCATATCCTGAGAATACTTTCCAATTTTATTTTGATTATCTGAATTAATTTTTGCTACCTCTGCATTATATTTATCCATATCAGATTTAAATTTTTCTAAATCGTTTTGTAATATAATTTGAAATTCTTGAACTTTAGCTCCAACTTCTGCTTGATATGAGGATAATTCACTTGCATATTTTTGTAAATCTCTACCTTCTTTTGATTCTGCTAATTGAGCATCCTGTAAATCTTTCTGTAATTTAGCCTGATATTCTACATTTGCATCATTAAATTCATTTAATTCATTTTGCATATCTTGTGTATATTTTTGTAAACCACTAGAATTGTTAGTTTCCCATAATTGAATTTCTTTTTGTAAATTTTGCTGATATACTTGAACTTCTTTGCTTATTTGAGCTTGATAAGAGGATATTTCTTGAGAATACTTAGATATTTTAATATTATTCTCCTGTATCAAAGCTTCCATTTCTTTTGCTTTATTTTCTAATTCTAATGCTTGGTCCTGAGCTTTATTAAACTTATCTATATCTGTAGTTTGACTAGCTTCTTGCCTTTTATCTTGCCCATCTAAATTTGCATTATTAATTGCTGTTTGCAAATCACTATTATGCTTTGCTAATTCTGCTTGAACATTAGCCTGATATATTGAATTTTCTTTATTATATTCGTTTAATTCATTTTGTATATTAGCTTGATATTCTTGCAATTGTGTAGAAATAATTTGTACTCTAGATGTTACTAATTCAGAGTCTTCTTCTTCGTTAAGCCAGTTATCAGCATCTGCAAAATCTGGAGCAACAACATTTTTAACATAAGTAGGTGCATACCCAGATATATCTGCCTTACTTATAACACTAGACGAAGCAGCACTTACAGAAGCAGCGCTTGCATCTGCATTCTCTGCATTAACATAAAAGACAGCATTTAAAGTTGGAGCAGTAGGAGCACTTGGACTGGATATAGATAAATCACTAATACTAGGCTTTGCATCTAAAGCAAATACTGGCTTTGTATATATAGGAGCAGTACCTGTTATAGATACATTTTTTTCACTCATTGCTGGAGCTACTGGAATATTTGGTAAAGTAATATCTGATGGAGCTGTAAAAGTAGGCAATGACTGGCTAGTGCTTGATAATACTAATTCTGAAATATCACTTGGTAAATCCCCTGATTTCTCGTTCATTTTATTTTGCAATACTTTAATTGCTGCATATAATACAACTAAATACTCTGCTTCATTTGGAAAGTTATCTATTGAATCATCACCATCAACATCAACAGTTGGGTATTTAATATGATATACAATTGCAGTTTGATTTAAAGTAGGAGTAGGATTAACACTTAACATTGGAGCATCACTTGAACTTGAAATCCAATATGCTGGGTCAGTTACACTTGCATAATAAATACTTGATGAATCTCCTGTCAGTTCTCCATATGCAGAAGGAACTTCTCTACAAGGAAGTCTCACTCCTCCAGAATCAGCAGAAAGCCTTGTAACGTGTAATATTTCTCCTGACGCACCTGCATCTAAATCTAAAGTTGGAGAAGAATTATTTAAAGTTGTTTCTTGCATACATTTTTCTTTTAACTTGGGAGGTAATATGTTTATAATTTCTTTTGCTCCATCAGTGCAAAATTGGTCCATCTCTCCATCTGTAGCTGTTCCTGCTAATGTTTGTATTTGAGCATCAAAATAAGCCATTATCTAGCGTTCCTATCTGCAATATCTTTATCCATTGTTGTTTGACTAAATTCCACTTGTGTTTGATTACTCCATGTTGTTCTCATATTTATATGGTCAGATATTTTAGAATCTGAGCCAAACACTTTGTCACATTTACATTGCTTGATTTGACCTCTTGCAACTTCAGTTTTTTCTCCACATTCACAGTAATAAGTTCTCATGTTACTTTTTAGCCTTTCCGCCTTTTTTGTACATCTTGCTATGTACTTTTCCACCACCCATATACATTTTATCATGAATCATTCCTCCATGCATGTACATAGTTTTACTTCTATCCATTGCGTTTACTACTGTATATCCAGGATTATTAGCAGCCATTTTCTTAGCTTGAGCTTCACCTTTTGCATCGTATGACATTTCTGCAACTACTTTTCCTGTTTCATCTTTAACTGTTGGCATTATTTTTTACTCCTTTCTCTTGCATCAGCTGTTGGATAATTATATCCAATTCCTTTTGGTAATTTACCTGTTTTATTTATTTTTTCCAAAACTGGCTGAGTTTCTTTATTAACAGAATCTTTCTTAACAATATATTCTCCACCTTCAACATTAATATCAATACCACCTTTATCATGCGATGGTCCTTTTAACTTTCCTCCACCTTGCATAGATTTTAGATGTTTATCAATCCTTTTAGATTGTCCTTTATGCATGTTAGATGCTTTTAAAAGTTCTTTAGTAATTAATTTTAAATCCTTTACAGAACCTTTAACCACTCCTCCCTTTTTATATTTTTTAATATCTAAAGTTTTAGGATAGCCTTTTTCACCAGGCTTTGCAGGTCTTTCACCCCTTTTACGTTTTGCGTGGATATTATCCCATAATCCTCTCTTCTTAGCCATTATCCTCTGTATCCTAAAAGAGTTGCATTTGAATTTGTATGATTAACAACTCCTGTAAAACGGCCATATACTATATCTCCTGGCTGTAAAAAAACAGAAGTTAAAGCATCGCCATTTTCACAAGTTGCAGTCAATTGTACAAATTGAGCTGAATATGCCGTACTTCCTGGAGTAACTGCTGCTAAGCATTTTAATGCTACCCAAACACTTCCCTGGTCTGGGGTTTGAGTATTGCTATCATGTTCTGCAACAATATCAAAACCATTTTGACCTAATTTAAGATTATTACTTTCTGCTACTGTATATTTAAGTATTCCCATATTATCCTCCTGCTCTAAGCACTGGGAGTGCATGAATGAGCTTGTTTAAATTATTATTATCTTTAGTAGATTCGGGAGTTACCCTTTATACGATAACTCCCATAGTTCTACAAAACTATTAATCCTTATTGATTTGGATTATGATGTAGTAATAGCACCATTTATACCTGATAAGGCAGTTCCTACATACTCACCTTTAGTAAACATTAATTCTACAACATCACCTTTTTGAGCTGATGTTCCAATTATAACGTTACTAACTTGAGTTCCAGCTGTTGAAGCTGCAGTTCCAGATACATCTAGCCCTACAAAACTAACGATTGCACTTCCTGCTGCTATTGTTATAGCATTGCCAGGAGTTTCTTCTTCTACTATAAATTTATAATAGACACCATCTTCTCCTGTAGAAGCAGTTGGTAAAGTTATTGCAACTGTTCCGCCTGCAGCGTCAAGCATAAAAACTTTTCCGCTATCTTCGTTAGTTAATGTTACATCAGCATTAATAGAATGAACTTTTTTCTTATGTGTAAAAGTAGAACTACTATTTACATTTAATATGTCGCTTCTCATTATAATGCCTCCTCAAAGTTAAACAACGCATGTGTTTCAGGCAATGTAACTTCAAGACCTGCTTCTGTAAGAATCATATCTTTACGTAAGTCCTCATCTGCTTGTTGTACATTTGTTGTGATTGAAGTATCTCTATTGACACCGTTACCAACTAATGGTCTGTATGATACATGGTCTAAGTCAGCAAGTAACATGAACTCTCCAGACATTCCTCTGAATAAAGGTTCTTTTACTAAACTTAAATCACCATGCACTGTATCAATCTTCATAACCTTATGACCAAAAGAGCCTTGACTAGCATCAAAGTTATATCGATTTGAACCACCCATTGAGTCACCAACAAATCCAGCGCCATCGCCTAATTTATTGAATAATGAAATTACAGGTAAAGAGCATAAAGCTAATTTACTTGTATTTCCGCCTCTAGCTGGGTCAAATACAACTTCTAAGTCTCTTAATAAAGTATCATAAGACAGACTTCCTGCTGCTACTGTTTTCAAGTAAGCTTGACCTTCTGTGTATTCTAATTGCTCAGAATCTTCTATTGTTTGAGATTGACCATTAGCCATAATATGACCTGCAAGACCTTCAGTGTATTGAATACCACCAGAAGATGCACGTTGTCCAAAAAGCATTGCTCTTTCAATGTCAATTTTATGTTCTCTTAATTTAAGATTCCATATCCTATCCCATTCACTAGCATAGCCTCTATAAACAGTTGCTCTTGCTGTATTAGTCATTTCACACGCTGTTTTAAAGATTTGAGTATGTCCATAATCGTGGTCTAGCTCTTGTGAAAATACATCTGGAGCTCCTGAACCTTGCTCGAATGATGTACCAATAACTGTAGCTTTTGCATTTGCTCCTGAATCAGCGTCACTTCCTGGATTAGTTAACCATTTAATATCAATTGATGTTGTTGAGTTAACAGCCTCTATTCTTGCATTTGCATGATTAGGGGCCCCACTATTACCAGTAGTTGATTCAACTGATATAACCATTCCTTTAATCAGCCAAGGTTGTGCAGCTGATAAAGTTGCTGTAACCGTAGCTCCTGCTGAAACTGCAGCAAGATTTGTTGAAATAACAAAACTTCTATCAGTCATTGCAATCTTAGTCCTATCTTCCAAAAATCTGAATTGAGAATCAGATGTTGGAACTTTTCCTACTTTTGACAAGTATACAAAAAATGGAGACTCTTCTGGAGATAA